CGTACTCAACGCTATCATATTGGACAGCATGGCTAAAGTATTATTATCCACTAGAGTTTATGTTTGCACTTCTAAAGAATGAAAAGGATAAAGATGCACGAACTGAATATCTTATTGAAGCGAAAAGAATGGGGATTAGCATTAAACTACCTCACATTAATGATTCGGATATTGATTTTAAAATTGAGGGTAAGGGTATTCGGTTTGGACTCTCGGCAATCAAGTTTATCTCTGATAAGATTGCAGAACGATATATATCGGCACGACCTTTTAAGTCTTACAAAGAACTTGAAGAGTTTACATTCACAAAGGGCAATGGAGTAAACTCTCGTGCACTTCAGGCACTTCGTGTAATTGGTGCAGCAACATTTCCAGATAATCCTAGAAATGATCAAGAGATTAAAGAAAACTTATATGAATATTTAAATCTTCCAGAGTTTAACATTACTATACCTTCTCATTACTACGCTTTTATTCAGGACATTGTTGATTTTGAAGAAAAGGGTTCCTATATATTCATGGGTATGGTAAAATCTATTAAGAGGGGAACAGGATGGTCACGAGTTGAAATTTTGGACAAAACTGGGTCTGTCGGTATATTTGATGATGAAAATACCGCTATTGAGACGGGTCGTTCTTATTTGGTCCTTTGTAACGATAACAGGATTGTATCTTTCATACCGTCTGATGAAATAAAAAGTTCGTCCCATGCGCTGGTTAAATTTTTAGGATATAAACAGTTGCCATACAAAGATGATGAAATGTTTGTTGTTTCTTTTAAGCCTAGAGTTACCAAAGCAGGCAAGAAAATGGCATCATTGACTTTAGCAGATACAAAAAGAGACCTGCACTCAATAACAGTATTTCCAACATCATTTGCAAAAGCATATATGCATATTGAAGAAGGAAAGTATTATAAGTTTGATTTTGGCAAGACTAAAGACGGAACCGTAACATTGGAGGATGTACATGTCAGTTAGTATCGAAGAAGCATTAGCACAGTTAGACCCAAAGTTAAGAAAGAAACTTGGCAGTGGTATTGGTGTAAATTTTGAGTATCAGCCCACCCCTAGTTTTGGACTGAACAAAGCCCTGGGTGGAGGCTTGCCATATGGCAGACAGGTTTTGATTTGGGGAAGTAAGTCTTCTGCAAAGTCTTCCATGTGTTTGCAAATGATTGCCCTTGCACAATCAGAAGGAAAGTTGTGTGCTTGGATTGATTCAGAGATGTCTTATTCTGAAGACTGGGCTCGTAAAATGGGGGTAGATCCAGAAAAATTGATCTACTCACAAGCAAGAACTATCAGCGATATGGTAGATGTGGGTGTGGCTTTAATGAATGCTGGGGTTGATTTAATTGTGGTAGACTCTATTACATCAATGCTTCCTGCAATTTATTTTGAAAAGGACACTGATGAGATGAAGGCTTTGGAAAATACAAAGCAGATTGGAGCAGAGTCTCGTGACTTTAGTAACGCATGGAAAATGCTTAATTATGCAAACAACAAAGTTAAGCCAACTTTGCTTGTTCTTATTTCTCAGTCTCGTAACAATATCAATGCTATGTATACTAGCCAGCAGCCTTCTGGTGGTCAGGCTACTAAGTTTTATTCCTCATGTGTTATTAAACTATTTTCTTCAGAGTCGGACAATCAAGCACTTAAGGGAAAGATTAAAGTCGGAGATAAGTTGATAGAAGAAAAGATTGGAAGAAAAATTAGATGGGAACTTCAATTTTCTAAAACCTCTCCAGGATTTCAATCAGGAGAATACGATTTCTATTTTAGAGGAGACGTATTAGGAGTAGATGCAATTGCTGATCTTGTTGACACAGCAGAGTCTATGGGTTTTGTAGAGCGTACAGGAGCATGGTATATTCTTCCAGACGGAACTAAGATTCAGGGAAGAGAAGGATTTATTAATAGGGTAAGAGAGGATCTTGATCTACAAGATATGATTAAGAATAAAATTAGTGGACAAGTATAGCGTTTACGAAGGAAAGTTTCCTTGTAAGGTTTGTAAAAAAGAAGTAAAAACTATTAGAGTATATCTTGCAACTGGTATGGCGTCTTGGATGTGTTCTGATAAACACTTGTCTGAAGTTCAGTTGTTTAAGGTTGGTTATAAGAAAAGGAAGGTCAATGAGCGAGAAGAGTGAAAGTAAAAGAATAGGTGCCAAGCAGCACAAAAACTCTGGTCGCAATACTAAAAAAGGTGACGCTTCCTGGAAAAATTTTGTTGTAGATTTTAAAGAGGTTGGAAAATCTTTTACATTAAATAAAGAGGTGTGGGCAAAGGCTACCACTGATGCTATAAAGAATGGAAAAGACCCAGCCATAGTTGTGGTTATTGGCGAGGGTAACGCCAAGGTCAGGCTTGCTATAATTGAGATGAGTATTTTAGAACAACTAACGGAGGAATAATGGAGCAACAACAAACAACAATAGATATGGTAAATGGTTTGGCAGAGATTGCAGACTATATGGATGATCAGGAGTTGACAACGGCTCTTACTTTCATTGCTAAGATTATTATAAAGCCAGACATACCACTTAATGTAGCGACGGTAGAGATAGTTAGGCTACAGGCAATTGCAGCAAAAATGTCTCTCAAGGCCACTTGGATGGCAAATGTAGACAAGTCTGATAGAGGTAAAAAGAATCTTTATTACACTGCAGCAGAGTCAATCAACAATCTTGTTTCTGCTTTAAAGTACATAATCCGATAATCTGCTATACTTATACTAACAGAAACGAGTTAAAATGACAAAAAATTTACTACATACAGTTATGATAAAACAAGAAGAAAAGCCAGTTCACTCTATGGATATTGCTGCCCTAGAAGCAAAGATTAAAGAAGGATATACGATTAATCGTGTAGATAAGCACACTGTCAAAAAGACTTTTGCCCCTTCAACCATTGCATATGGGCACGGAGAGTGTGCGAGATATTGGTATCTTGCTTTTGATGGTCAAATGTTTGAAGATAATGCAGATGCATATGCAGCAGCAAATATGACTGCTGGAACACTATCACACGCCAGAATTCAGGCAGCAATGATGAATTCAGGGGTAGCAAAAATATATCGCAATGATGACAATGAGACTACAACAGAGTTTAAGATCACCCACAGCGATCCTCCTATCTTTGGATACGGAGATGTTATGCTTGATTGGCAAGGTGAAGAACTCATTGGTGAAATTAAAACAATGATGAATGAGGGTTTTGAATATAGAAAGGCATCTGGTAAAGCCAAGAATGGACACCTTATGCAACTACTTATATATATGAAGATTTTAAAACGGCCAAAGGGTGTTATGATTTATGAAAATAAAAACAATCATGAACTTCTTTTGATTCCCGTAGAAGTAAACGATCATTACCGTCGGTGGGTAGACCAGGCATTTGATTGGATGAGGACAGTTCGAAAGGCATGGGAAGATAAAACTTTACCAGTCAAGAACTATAGATCTAATTCCAAGATATGCAAGTCATGCCCAATCAAAAAGGCATGCGAGTCTGCAGGGACAGGCGTAATTAAAATAACGCCCCTGGAGATTCTCGGTGAGACATTGTAACTTTTGCGATAAACAATTTGATCAATCAGTATCGTATCAGATATATTGTTCAGTAGAATGCAGAGACCTTGCAACAAAAGAAAAAATTGCTGCAAGGTATTTGCAATCAAAAAGAGCAAAAAGAAAAGGAAAGATAAGGCCTTGCAAATCTTGTTCAATGCCATTATCAATATACAATGACCACCAAATTTGTAATACATGCTCTGTCAACCCAGATGCAGTTGCTAAAGCACTAAAAAAGATTAAGGATAGGACTAATGGTAAAAAATAAATGGGGCATCGAAGTTAAGCCAGAAAGAATTTGCGCTATTGATGCCAGCACTAATAGTCTTGCATATGCTACATTTCATAATGATCAGTTAAAAGAAGTTGGAAAAATAACTTTTGAGGGTAAAGACATATACGAAAAAGTTATTGATGCTGGAAAAAAATCAAAGGCATTGTTTGACCATATTATAAATGTTGATGCAATTGTTATTGAGCATACGGTATTCATGAACAGCCCTAAAACTGCTGCAGACTTGGCCTTAGTTCAGGGTGCTCTTCTTGGTGCTGCTGGACAGTCTGGCATCCAAACCATAGGTAAGGTTGCTCCTATTACATGGCAAAATTATATAGGAAACAAAAAAATTTCTAAAGATGAACAACTATATATTAGGTCACAAAACCCAGGCAAGTCTGAGTCTTGGTACAAAACATATGAGCGTAATTTAAGAAAAGAAAGAACAATTAGATTTATTAACACTATATATGATAGAAATATTGAAGATAATGATGCTGCAGATGCCTGCGGTATAGGTCATTGGGCAATAAATAATTGGGGTAAGGCTTTGGGGGTTGACAAATAACATCATGGCTGCTAAACTATATACAAGCGAGACTTATATGCGTAAGAGGTATCTTATGGATAAAAAGACTCCAGAAGAAATAGCAAAAGAATGTGGGGTTAGCGTGGAGACAATCTATGTATATCTTGCTAAATTTAAATTAAGGAAGTCGAGACGATGAAAAAAATATTGCTACCTATTGTTGTATTTATTGGAGTTTTTTCTGCTTTAGCGGGAATAACATTAATTAGGCTATCTAAGAGTATGGAAGATTGGGAAGCATCGTGGGAAGAAGAGGATGAAGATGAGTTCTGAGACACAGTTTACAATTGCTCAGGTTTGTGATGAAATTAAGGAAATGCTTATTGCTAAGAATAAGTCCTATGGAGACTCTGCTTTAAATCCAGTTAGAATTTTTGCTACCTCTGATAGTGTAGAGCAGTTGCATGTTCGTATTGATGACAAGTTATCTAGAATAACTAGGGGTGGATCTTATGTTGGCGACAATGATATAGACGACCTTATTGGATACTTGATATTGCTAAAAATAGCAAGGGAGTTAAACGGTGTCAACTGAAGATGATTTAGTTAAGCACCTTGATCAGGTTAATCAAGTAGTAGAAGAATACTTAAAAGGTAATGACCCAACTGCAATTTCAAAACAACTTGCTATACCAAGACAAAAAGTAGTAACACTTATCAACGAGTGGAAAGTCATGGCATCTGCTAATGATGCTATTCGTGCTCGTGCTAAAGAGGCACTTGCTGCAGCAGACACCCACTATAGTAAACTGGTGTCTCGTACATACGAAGTTATTGATGAAGCATCAATGACAAACAATCTTAGTGCAAAGACTGCTGCAATTAAACTTGTAATGGACATTGAGTCTAAAAGAATTGATATGCTACAAAAGGCTGGACTTCTTGAGAATAAGGAGTTGGCGGAAGAGATGATTCAGATAGAAAGACGGCAAGAAGTTTTGATGGGAATTCTTCGTGACATAGCGTCTGAGTATCCGCAGATACGAGATGAAATTATGCGTAGGCTTTCTGATATTGCCAAGAAAGATGAAGTGATTACAATTGTCCATGATGTTTGATGATTTCTTAGAAGCGCTTAAAGATAATCATTTTGAAGAGACACCAGTCGACGCAAAGACATTTGTTGAGTCACCAGATTACCTTGGTCAGCCAGGCCTATCGGATATTCAATATGACATTGTCGAGGCAATGAGCCAAATATATCGTAAAGAAGATTTAGAAAATTTGATGGGGCATGAAGAAGGTGCAAGATACTATGAAAAATATACTAAGAATGAAATTATCCTCCAACTTGGAAAGGGTAGCGGTAAAGATTTTACTTCTACTGTTGCTTGTGCTTACATCGTTTATAAGTTACTATGCCTTAAGGATCCAGCCAGATATTTCGGCAAACCCACTGGGGATGCCATAGACCTAATCAATGTTGCTATTAACGCACAACAAGCAAAAAATGTTTTCTTTAAAGGTTTTAAAACAAAGATTGAAAAGTCTCCTTGGTTTGCAGGCAAGTATAATCCTAAAGCAGATTCAATTGAATTTGATAAGTCAATTACGGTTTACTCTGGACACTCAGAGCGTGAATCGCATGAGGGTCTGAATCTTTTGCTTGCTGTTCTTGATGAGATTTCTGGCTTTGCATCTGAAGTTGGCACAGGAAATGAACAAGGCAAGACTGCAGAAAACATATACAAAGCATTCCGTGGATCCGTAGACTCTCGTTTTCCAGACTTAGGCAAAGTTGTTTTGCTTTCGTTCCCAAGATACCCAGGAGACTTTATTTCCGAAAGGTACGACTCTGTTATTGCAGATAAAGAAGTAGTAGAAAAAAGGCATGAGTTTATAATTAATCCGCTATTGCCAGAAGATGATAAAGACAATAGGTTTGAAATATCATGGGATGAAGATCAAATACTTTCATACAAATACCCTGGAGTTTTTGCACTTAAAAGACCTACATGGGAAG